CATCCACAACTTTCGGCCGCAATGCGGACAGACACGTTTACGTTTCTGCTTGTTGTTATTTTCACTCATAGCTGTTTATGCTACATTCATCAGTTCATATTCAAATTTTCACCGAACGGAATAGTATTAATGTCAGTCTTTCTCGTGTAGGCCTGCATGAGTGTCATGGAAAGCAGCATATAAACACGGCTGTCGGCCTTGACAGTCCCCGAAATGGCGCCGACAACATACTCACCCTTGCCGGTGATGATCGAGCCGGCTATCTGCTCAAGCCCGTCCGGATGGTCCTCACTGGCCGCAACGCTCATAAAGGCACTAAGATTATTTTCCTTACAAAAGTTATCCACGTATTGGCAGAGTTCCTTTACTGCCTCTTTCTGTTTTTCTGTAATCATTTCAGTTAAATTTTAATGGTTAATAATTATATGTTGAAATAGCGAAATCTCTTTTTGAGCACTGCTCGAACATCGTCTCCTCCCAGTCCGGCTCGTTCTCCTCCGGCAGGTCGTTCTCCCCGAGTTCTATTTCTTTTCGGTAAATGAGGTACCGTGCCTCCAGAAAGAAGAGGACCACGCGGCGCAGGAACTCACGGGCGGAGGAGATGCCATGCCTCTCCATGAAGGCGGCGATACGCTCCGGGCCGATGGTGTTCGTGCGGATACTCACCAGACACTGCCGGCGGAAGTCCTTCAGCGTGCTGCCCTTTATCCCGAGCACGCTGTCAGCGATACGACCGAGGTTCTCCGGGATATGGTAACCGGAACCGTCATCATCCGTCCCCACCAGCAGTTCGGCGGCGGCCGTCAGCATACCCTCCACGCTCATGCGCTGGGCGGCGGCCATCTCCTTCAGGAACACGTACTGGTAGTTGCTCACGTAGGTATGTATGAGGTAGCCTTCCGGGCGGCGGAACACCTCTTCGGAGGCAAGCTCCATCGAAAGGTTGTTCAACGTCACACCGGCACCGCAACAGAAGGCGCACACCAGGCGGACGGCAAGACGCTGGCGGTTGCCCCAACCGCCGGCGATGATGGCACGCTGCAGGCTGCCGGCAACGGCCGGATCCATCTCGAAGAACAGCACCGACTTCTCCTGACGGCGGAAGAAGAACGACATGTCCGGAATACGATCCATGCAGAGGAGGATGCGCCGGGTGGCCGTGGAGACCCTGCCACCATCCGTCATGCGGATGTAGGACTTCACCAAGTGGTTCATCACTACCGTCATGTCGGAAAAATGATAGTCGGCAACCTTCCCGCGGAACAGTTCATGAAGCAGAACGGGCAGCTTCACAACGTAGTTGTAATACTCCTTTCTCATGGCTCACTTGCTTGAAGGTTTCCAGTCCACTGTTATAATCGCATCCAGCTCACCGCTGCCGCCACACACCGGGCAGGACACATGCACGTCCTCGCGGCTGCCCTCTTCCGTTCCCCAGAACCAGCCGTTGCCCTTGCAGTAACCACACTTGTGGCCGGTACTGACGAAGTTCTCACGGTTAGGCCCCTTACACATATAGGCGGGAGGACAAATCTCCAGCTGTTTCTTTATCCCGCTCATGCCTGGCCTCCTTTCTGTTTCGGTCCCGCCACATTCCAATAGTCATAGGCGCCCTTCTCCCAGATTGTGTATTCACCAGTGGCCCCCTGATAACGTCCCTTACTGAAGGCGACGTAGCCCTCTACCCATATCTTCAGGTCGGCATCATACATCACGCTCGTGGCCGCATCACCTTTAGGATTCTTGCCACGGGCATGGCTGATGAAAACAAACAGCTTGTCCGGAAACTCCTCCTTCAGCTGGATATAGTCACGATACGTCATCTGTGTGTATTGGAAGCTGTCAATGATCACGATGTTGAAACTCTTATGACGCCGGAGCCTGATCTTCAAGGTGGGGATGTCCTCCTTGATGAACGCCAAATGGCGGCTTACCTCGGCCATACCAAAGCGCCGCAGGTTATTTTGGACTGTCAGAGAAGTTCCTTCCTCCAGGGAGTTGAACGCCACACGGTCATACTTGCAAAGTTCCTTGCAGAGCTGCATCACGAAAGAGGTCTTGCCGTTACCACTGTTGCCCCACACGAACCAGCAGCCCCGGACTTCCGGAGTGTCGAAGGCATCCTTCCATTTCCCCTCAAAAGGGAATACGTCATACTTCTTGTTCAGAATGTCCCTGACATTCAAGGCACGTCTCATGCCCGCTTTTTTATTATCCTTTTTCTCTTCTTCCATGGTCAGAACAGTTTTAGTTGTCGGATATTGTCTATTTGATCAAGCACGGCCTGCCGTGCGGCACCCCGCAGTTTCTCGTGGCAGAGCATCCTGCCGAGTGCCCACAGAAGGGCATTCTCACGGGTGGAGAACTGTCCCCATTTACGTCCCGGGTTGAAACCGCCACCGGAACCGCCCACCTCCATGTGAACGCCGGCAACCCACCAGCCGTCCTGCTGTCCCACAAGGGCGTCCAGGTAGTCGCGACCATTCCGGTAAACGGTCACCGTCTCGTATTCCCTCAAGACTGGGTAATCGCTCCAGGGAGCAGGAAGCTGCTCGCGACCGTCGATCTTTAAGTATTCAAATTTGTTTTCCATATCCTTAAAATTACGTTTGAACGGTATTTGAACGGGAGTCATTCCCCCACCATGCGTTTCACCTTGTGAATGGACTTCCTCACACGCCGCAAATCAAAGTCACATGTCGAAGCCTCCTTTATCACCTTATCGATGTCTTTCTTGTCAGTCACACCGTTGGCGGAACAGATCGCGAACACGTCGTTCACGTCTGTAGGCTCCAGCTCATAAAATTTCCGTCCGATACGGCTGTAGAACTCCTTGTAGCCGGGCTTCTGGTATCGCAGACCATTGCTGATGCGTTTGGCAATATAATCGGTACTCAAAAACACGACGCCGCATTTCTCCTCCAGTTTGTTGTACAGGCTGATGAAGTAGTGGAACACCGGTTCGGTCAGCTTGTCCGCCTCGTCGAACACCAGCAGGGGCGCGTCCATCTGGATAATGTCATCCAATATAAGCCCCCACACCTCACGGATATTATACCCTTCGGTCCGGATTCCGACCGTACGGGCGATCTCGCGGACAAAGTCACCTTTCTTCATGTCCTCAGAGCAGAGGATATAGAAAACCTCCTTATGCTCCTGGAGGTAAACACGGGCGGTGGTACTCTTGCCACAACCGGCCTCGCCGGTCACCCAGGTAACATTGCGCCAGCGTTGCGCGTCAGAGAGTACAGCCGTGATCTCCTGGTAAGCACCCGTCTCCACGATCTGCCAGCCGGTAGCGCTTACACCACCGACCTGCGAGGCGACATTACGGAACATCTCGTCGCTGATATTCTCATAACGGCCGTTCAGGATATTGCTCACAGTACCCACACTGACTCCCTTCAGACTACCCGCGGCCTTCGTCTGGCTCGGATACTTCGCCACGTAAGCCCGGAGGCTCTCACTGATGGCGTTCTTCTCTTTCATTGTAATTTCCATAATCAATATTTTTTATCTTGTTATAAATCTGTTCCTTATAATTTCCCGACCACCTTGCGGATGCTCACTTCCTTCTTCTCAAAGCTGTCCCATGTCACGTTGCTGATGACTTTCATGTCACGGCCGATGGAAGGACGGGCCGGCTGGCTGTATTTTCTTGTGCGACGGTCAATCTGGCGTTGCGCCTCCTTTCCGAGACCTTTCAGGTCAGGGGTACGCAGACCGTTCTGTTCCGGTGCGACACCATGTTCGTACTCGATGTCCTTGGCAACGACCTGGCGGTTTATACGCTCGTTGATGACGGCCTCCTGCTGGGCGCGGATGAAACGTTTCTCGGCTTCCGTCTGCTCCTGCTGGGCACGGTGGATCATCAGCGGGAACGAAGCCACACACTCAAAGCGCATCGCTCCGCCCTTATCCTTGTACAGCAGACGTACGCTGCTCATGTCATAAGGATCGTACTGGACATAGAACTTCTTGTAGGTGTTACGTCGGCGCCATTCCAGATCAGGCTCACCGGGGGCGGAGAAAACCTCGTAAGGGTATTTCTTTCCCTGTACCGTGATCTCGATACCGTTGGCGGTGAACAGCGACGGTTTCTCGGTCGTGTACCAGAACATCTCCACCATATCCGACACACTTACCGCATCGGTAGCCTCGTTCACGCTGGTATTGTACATCTCAATCCGGGAGATGCCGGTGGCAGGGTGTTTCATTGAATTCCACTGCTCACGGGCGGCGGCATACTGTTCCTTCAGTTCCTCCAATGTGGGGAGGGAGTCGATGTTCGCGTTGATGAATTCCAAATTCGGACGGCTTGTATCTCTCTTTGCCGTAATATTCTGCCCGGTGAAACCGAAACGTTTCTTCAATACCTGGCTCTGGAAGCGGTAGAAAATGTTCTCAATCGTCTTAGATTCGCCATTATACGGAGCTGTCGGGCGGTGGATACGGCTGATCTTCGAGAAAAGGCCCAGCGCCGCGTTCTTCTTATGACCGCCCTGGTTGTCGCACACGATCTCGTAGGGTTTGTGCCGGCTCGTCTGGATAGCCATGCGGAAAGCATGGTACTGGGCGATATAGTCCTCGTTGTCGCTGATGTAATAACCGAGCAGGACTTCACTATAGGCATCCACCACCTCGTACACGCTTGTAGTGCACTTGTTTCCGTTCTCGTCACGATAGTAGAGGTTCAGCTTCGTGCCGTCGCCATACCAGAGGCTGTCACGACGGCCCGGAAGGATGGTCCGGTGCTTGCGGTCATAACGCTGGTGTGCCTTCATTTCCCCATAAACGGCATCGTACCACAGAGGTTCGACACGCGGGCTGTTGAACCATTCGCGGAGGCTGCGGGGACTCTTCAGGGGCTTCCAGCCACGTTCCGGAGCGACACGGTTGTACTCCTCGAAGATCTCCATGTCAGTATAAACCGGAACGCGGCTGCGTTTCAATGCTACAAGGTAACGCCCGCCGTCCTCCTCGATCTTCAGCGTGTTGCTGTTGCCGTATTTACCGCTCACAAGCACACCGTAGTTGTCGGGACGGAACTTGTTTATCAGGGCTTTCAAACGCCCCACACTGCCCGGAAGACTGTGCCCGTACACCGGACGCCATTCCCCACTCGTGACAAGCAGAAGTTCCCAAAGGTTACGGCGGAAACCGGTCAGCTTGTTATTGGATGAACTCAAGCGTTTGAACTCTTCCATCAACGCGTTCAGCACCGAAGCGTTCCAGGTGTATTCCTTCTTCACATCCTCGGGAAGAGCGACCATCTCACCGTTCTTGTCGTAACGGTAATCCTCGAAAAAGTTCTCGGCCTTCTCGTCTTTCTTCACTATGTTACGGATCATTTCCTGTCTCATTTGTTTCTCGGGTTCGCCATGACGCTCAACCCAACGTTTCTTGTATTTCTCGGGAAGGGAGGAATAGGCATACAGAGCCGGATTATTTTCACCACCGCCACGGGAAACGACATCCAGTTTTTCTCGGGACAGCTGGCTATTCAAAGTGCCTTTGGGCATTATATCCAGCAACTCTTTGTAAGTTACACACAATATATTATCAAAGTATTCCATCTCCCAGCTTGATTATCAATCCTCTAAATCATTCAAAGGGACATGCTTCTTCAGCAGCCGCACGGAGATCCCGAAATTCAACACTACGAGAAGTTCCAGCAGCGGATTAATAAAAAAAATAGAGAGCAGGATCCCGAAACTCATACAGAAGTAAAGCACGCAAAAGCGCTGTTTTCGTTTCAGACGAGCAAACCAGTGCAGCTGGTCGCTGAACAATGTCATCAAATCATTTTTCATGGCTACTTGTATTTTGAGGATTACCACCTACTTTGGATCCACCGCGCTCAATGGCGAGCTTACGAATGGAACGGGCCAGTTTGCTGTTCTTACGGAAGGCAAGCGCATGACTCACCATCACGTTTGTACAGCCCATCAGTTCGGCAATTTTATTCACCTCACCGTATTCTACAACTATTCGTTCTTTCATACTATCTAATATTTAAATTATCGTAGTGGGCAGTCGCGGATTCGAACCGCGGACCATAACCTCTCCATTATAGGAGTTTAGTTTGTTCTACCAGCTGAACTAACTGCCCGAGAAAATTATTAAAGCTCCTTTATCGCATCCTCCGGAACACATATTACAGTCCAAACCTGACCATTTTTCATATAATCGATATTATATTCCCGCACGAACGTACAAATGTTATAATCCCAGTCACGAACTATACCATCAATGATCTCACCATTTCTCTTGGTGATTCTCACACTTTGTCCCTTTTTAAATTTTACTTCCATTTTGCTTCTTTTTAAATTCTCATTGTTACCTCAAGCCTTTTTTGTAGCTTTGGGGCGTGTTTAAACTTTAATCACGTGGCAAATATAGTCTAAGTTTCTTAGACAACAAAGTGTTAATCCAAATAATTTAGATTTATGAGCGTTTTTTCTAAGAATCTTAGATATCTAAGGGAGAGTAGGGGACTTAAATTAGATGAATTTGAGTTTCTGGGCATCAAAAAAGGTACAATGTCAAACTATGAACTGGGTAATACAGAACCTAAATTGAGTTTGTTATGTGAAATATCTAAGTTTTTTAGAATATCAATCGACGACTTTCTTTTAAAAGATATAGAAGCCGAAAAAATTACACCAGTAGTAACGGAAACAGCTCCTCCAGAAACAGCTAACAATAATTTTAGGGAGCTTCTGGATGTTTTAAGGGAAAAAGACTCCACCATTCGAGAAATGGCAGAGGAAATAGGGATGCTCAAACAGACAATTACACAACTTAAACAGGACAAGTCGGGGCGTGTTTCGGATGCAAGCGATTCTACGGTTGCCAATGCCATCTAAAACGTGTTTTATGGGGAAAGGGAGGTAAAAACAGTTAAATCACTATTTTACAGCAGAATATATAAAAATACAGGGGAGTAAATAAATATTATCTATATACAATTTACCCCCTACAATATTATAAAAACCGATGAATACCAAATAAAAAAAAGATATTTCCCCGTTTTATTAGAACAAAATAGGCACAAAAATGAATAACCAAATGAATAAGCAATCAAAACATTTCGTTTTTGTAATAGCTTAAATGAATAACCAAATGAATAAGCAAGTGAATAACCTTTCCACTTTTTAAGACGTTCAAAGCGTTCAAACGGATAAATACAGCCTTCCATCATAGTTTGACACTTATAAGGGCAAAAAAAGCCGCTTTTGCGGCTTTTAATTGCGTTCTAAGGCATTTTATCCCTTTCTGGTACATGTTATCAAGCGAGACTGAATAATCATTGCACGTTTCGTGTATTTGGCAATGTCATCAACCAGTCCAGCATGTAAAAGACTACTCTTAGTGATTCCGACCTGTTTCTCCGTCAGAGTTTCAAAAATGGCCGATATACTACCAAAGTAGATGTTCTTTTTCTCAAAAATCAAATGTACATGGATAACTTTACTCATGATATATAGTATTTATTTCACTGCAAATATACCAAATATCAGCTATATGGAATAATTTTAATAAATAAAAATAGGAGAGAAGCGAAGCGCTCCCCTACTCCACTTGCATAAATTACACCATTTGGTTATCTTTGTATATGGAAGTATGGCCTGGGCAAAGCATCGGAGTGAAATAATACCATACTGCCTGAATTCTCCCCTACTCCACTCCTAATGTAAAGAGATTCATTTGAACGGCGTTCAAACAAGGTTCAAATGTAAGCTCGATGTAAAGCGATGTAAACGCTTCGTTTTTCCACCCAGCTCACTCCTACCCCGTTCTAACGCTTTGAAAACCAAAGCAATCAGATATTTTCAGACCGACCGAACTTTGACACGCATCGTTTCTCCCCCCTTACTTTTTCCTCAATTTTTCTCTTCGATTCTTCATATACAACCGTAAGAAGAGTAATATCCAACCCATTCTTTCGAGCTAGTTCTAATTGAGATTGATAAAAGGTTTCCAACGCTGCCAATTGTTGATCTGCGGAAGCCAAACCGTTCATCTTGTTAAACTGGCTACTGAAATTCTGAATTTGATTAGCACTATCCCGAATGATCTTATTACGTTTATCACTAATTTGTTGTTCAAGATTGAGAATGTTATCCCCTGCCTCCTTTAAGGCTTTGGCTTTGACCTCTCCATTTTGGAATTCAAGTTCAGCAACATCGTTTTTATAATCTTTTGCTATTTCGAGTCTGGAATATAGAGAGGCAATCTCAATAGCTAAAAGGCGATTTTTATAATCTTTTTCTGTCAGCTCACCACTATCATTGAGTTTAGACTGTTCAAGCAGAATATTTTTCTCTCCAGCATTAACAGTATTCAGCCTCCTGTCCCGATATTCTTTAATTAAGTTGAGACGAGTTTCTTCTGACTTTTTTAGTGTATTATAAATTGCGCTTTGTGCCTCACTTTCCAATTTACCCAATTCAGCCAGATGTTTCTTATCTTTTTCACTTGACTGATACTTTTTGATGATTGCCAACCTTTCAACCTGAAATTCCAGTTCTTTTTGAAGAGCATCCAACTGATATTCATTCTCCGTTCTGGCTAACGCATCAGAACTCTTTTGTAGCAATAATAATTCTTCTTTATATGCGTTTTCTGCATTTTGCAAACGAGTAGTCCAAGGCTTTTTGTCTTCGCCATCCGGTGGAGGTGGAACTCCTTCTGTATTCTTTTCTACCTCTATTTTTATCAATTTCTTACGAGATTCTTCCATGTGCGCATTTAGTAGAGCCACCTCGTTATCAATAGCTCTCACTTGATTAACACCTTTATTTATATATCTATCCAAAACATTGTCAGCCCATGAATCTGTCATTAAACCTAGAGACTGCTTAAATCCATTCAACATATTAGCAGCGCCAGCCTCAATATCCTCTAAAAAACCATTATCTGGACCATTCTTTAATATATCATTTTTTTGGTCATTCAATTCAGATACTTTCTGCTGAGTTTGTTTTATCTCCTCTAATATAAGTAAACTATCAATATAGGCATTTACAGCATTAGTGGCTTGCTCTGTATTTATTTTCTCTAAAGTAAGATTACCCAAATATTCAGGAGATAGTTCATTTAATCTTTTTATTGCAGCCTCCCTCTCCTCTTTACTTCTTTTCTCATCCCTAGCTATATTTAAGAAATCCTTAACTGATGCAGCTTCTTGATTTACAATAGAAACAGATCGTCTACGAATATCTTGAAGTTTTCTTTCCAGACGTTCACTCTCACTTAACTGTTTATTAGTATCAATAAGTAAACCAATGAGGGATGCACCTATTGTTAGAAGTAATCCCCATGGGTGTGCTTTTGCAACACTATATAAAGTTTTTAGCCCCGTGACAATTTTACCAGTCCAAAGTACTTTAGCTTTATCTGCAATAACCGAAGCATTGACAGCAATTGTATATCCTGCAATGGTAGATGTTGCAAGTATAATTGCATTTTTATATTTACTAAATATGGATACTATTTTAACTAATCCTTTGACTGTAAGACTACCGGTACTCACCATGTATTTCATAACTGGAAGTAACCGTTCTCCAAGTTCGATCCGGATTTCCTTAAAATGTTTCTTAGCTTTATCCAGCTCTGCCTGAACCGTTGTGTTTTGTACGTTATACTCATTTGTGATGCTGGTACCATCAATGAACGCCTGATTAGCTGTTTCCTGCTCTTTACGGACTTTCTCAATATTGCTAGCTAATGCACTGATAACTCCGGCCGCTTCAGCACCACTCAACTTCATTTCCTTTAAAACAGGTGCCATTTTATCCATACCACCTAATTTTCCCAAACTAGCAAGGAACTGAAGAACAGCTTCATTAGCATCCGTCTCCATCAGCGTTGTGAATTGCTTAACATCCATTCGAGCTATTTTCGCGTACTTTGCAGGCTCTTGATATAATTTTAAGATCAATCCTTGTAAAGCAGTGCTGGCCATCTCACTACGAAGCATATTTTGATCGAGCGCCGAAGCAAATCCCATGACATCAGTAATTGATAGTTTTGCTTGTTTTGCAACTCCTCCCATGCGCGCACTGAATTCCACCAAATAAGGTTCAGCAGCACTAGAATTTTGTGCAACTTCGTTCACTGCACTACCGATAGCTAACATATTTTCTTTCATTGAACGTTCGCTATCACCAAACATATCTGCCAACTTGCCAATATTCTTGATAGCATCCTGTCCTAGGTCCTCCCCAAGTGCAACATCAATCATATTAGCAGCTTCTACAAACTCCAAAACATCATTTTTCGCTGTTATTCCAAGTCGTCCGGCATCTCCTGCGAGCTCATTTAAACGTTCACGTGCAGTACGGGTATCCATCTTCTTAAACTCCTCGTTTAAATCAGCAACCTGTTCACTCGTCATACCTGTATACTTACGCACCTGGCTTTCCGCTTCCTGCATCTGTGCAAACTCATCCACACATTTACGAGCGGTCAAGGTTATTCCTGTCAATGAAGCAATTACACTCGCACCGATGGCAGCATATTTGTTAAACCCACTGGGAAATTTCGACAGAGACATTTCAGTAGAATCAATTTGTCCTCTCAATATTTTCAATCGTTCTTCTACTAAATTCAAATCGCGTTGATATGACAACCATTTTTCACTATTAGGAATTGAACGATCCATTTGCACTTTCAATGTCCGTGCTCCTTTTCTCAATTCATCATAAGTTAGACCGGTCAGTCCTACAACCTTTTTATGTTCTTTATATTCATTATTAAGCTTATCAAGAGCTGCTTTTTTCTCTATATAAACTGCTGTGTCTTTTTTGCCATCAGTCTCCATTTTAGAAAGTTCGTTTCTTAAAACAGAAATAACGTCTTTCGTTTCAACTAATTTTTGCTTTGCTTCGGCATTATCAATGCGAATAGCTATTCTAAAGTCATTAATACCAATTCCCATAAACTAATTAATTAATACACAAAAGTACCCTCCAAAGAAGCCTTAAAAAAGGACACGAAAAAGGCCCACACTTGTATTTGCGAGCCTTATGATCTAGCCATCCAACCATCGTCCACTGTCCAGCCATATACCGCCGTCCCTCCATTTCCCATCTGTCAGAATCCACCGTTTTTCCGCTTCTACATCACTAATCCGAATCGGATAGAATGTGCCTTGCCATGCTCCAGACCTTCCATCAGCATTGATAACATCCTCTATCTCTTTACAGACATAACGTTTGTTCCGGATTTCAAATATATTCCGCGTATCATAAACGTTAACATCATAACTCTTTATCTTGATGCCGTGCTTATAATCAATATCGTACATACGTGAATAGAGCATTTTATCTAAATATGCTAAGCGCAAATTACCTGTATATGGGGTGTCCTCACAGTTAAAAGAATGAGGGTAATCAATCGTGAAAACTTTAGGATTAAAATCCTTATCATCTTTGCGCTTTACGTAAAGAGTCATCGGTGACATTCCTTTGTAGTATGATACAGAAATCTTTTGTTGATTCTTATCTTTTTCCGTAGGGATGTTTTCTCCGCTTTGTATTAACTCATAAATACCATTACTTTCATCACTGGTACCAATCTTGCTTCCGGTTATTTTTGGAACTGTTACAAGTGATCGTTCAGAGTCGGGCATAAATACCGGCTCCATACCACTCTCATAAGTGATCCGTTCTATACCATAGTTCGTCATATCGGAAGGCATAATGTTTAATTTAATTTCATTTTCACTCTGCTCCCGAAGAACATCACCAAACATATTTACTTCATCTGTGTGCCATCCCCTATTCGAATCATCAGGCACCGTAATGTAGTACCGGCAACTATCATGTGTATAAAACAGATAGTTTTTAACAGCCTGATATCCGGATGAGCTAATACTTTCTACAAATTGAGTGAATTCCAGTACTGTATCAAAATCCTTTCGGGTCGCAGAAGAAAGAATATTTTTATCTATATGCTGTGGCTTGTAATATTCACTGTCAGTCGGCTCTATCAACACATTACTTTGAGAAGGGTCTTTGTCGTTCTCCCCCTCTTCTGTTTCGTATTCATCTACAACTTGCTGAACATGGCAAACCTGTGCATTTTTAAAATATTCTGCCCTGAACAGTATAGAAACTTCCTTCTTTCTATTATTGACAAGAAAACACAGATTAAAAAAACTCTCAAATTCCGTGATGAGTTCATTTATAGTCCATCCGGGAAACATTTTTGCATATTGGTTGGGGTGCCCATTTTGTGGCAAATAGAGCAAATTCCACTCCGAATCTTCCAGCTGATTAGTCAAAACTGTATATCCAAGTGCTTTCATTAACTTTCTAATATAAGCGCAAAGATACGGTTGCAGATAAATATCCACTCCTGTTTCTCTCAAATAGTTGGGAGATATAGTTGGCTTTGAAGTAGTAACAACAGTTACAGCTACCCTCCATCCATTAATCACACCCTTGTCTGTCATTACAGGAGGTATGCAATAATCCACGTCCGGATATATGCGTTTTACCAAGTTATTGATAATGCCTGTTGGAATTTCATCTTCTCCCATATCCAATGATGATACAAGCAAATCGTTTCCAATGAAAGAATTCAATTCGGAGTTTCCCGAAGCTATTTGTATGGATACTGTTGAATCTGTCCATCCCGTTATGATTTCCGTACCATTGCAATACACCCGGTTATCAGCGACCAATACAGCCTGTCTCTTGGTCTTTAGTTCGGCAATAGAGTTCAATCTGTTCAGATGTTCATATAAGTCTGCATTAATTGAGTTACTAAGCTGAAGAGTAATATCATACGTATACTCCCCATTCTTTGTAAAGAAAGGATTCTCACGTTTTACAGAAGTGCTAAAGTCGGCAGGAAGTACCACCGAAGTCCCATCAATATATAATTCAGTCATAGTCTGCTATCGTTAATCCCAAACTCAATCCATTGAATCCTCCAAACATAGAATATTCCCATTCTGTCCGCATTTTACTTCCTACAGAAAGATAATTGCAGTATTCATCCTGCCGAATTATTTCTTTCAATACACACATAATTCGCTGTAACTTGGCATAATGGAGCAATTCTTCCTCGTCAGTCTTACTACCGGAAGCAATTTTTTCACAAATAAAGAAGATTACCTGATTATCCTCCTGCCAGTTATCTTTGTTTTTAGAATCTCCTTCCGCATCGGGATAATTGGCACACAGAAGTACCCCTGTTTTATCCTTGAGTTTCTTGACCATGTGTTCCTCTTTAACTGCCAGGAAACAACAATCAATCTTATCTTCGCTCTTCTGATTAACTTTAACCTGAAGCTCCACCATTAGTTCTCTGAACCGGATGATATCTATCATAATTAAATTAAGTTATTCTGTTCAACATCTGCCATTTTAAATGTAAATTCTATAGCTTTCAGTATGCTACGGTTAAAGCTACGTTCATAATTCTGTTTTGTCACAATAATAGGGAACCAACTATCTTCATACCAGATATCTACTTCTTGGGCATTCAACAGATTATGCCATAACTTATAATCACTCTGCAGGAAAATAACCCCACTACTAACTGTATATTCATCCTTTGGTTTTACTCCGAATTTACGATCTACACCAAACATCTTCGCCGTATCACTCTCATCATTGCCTTTCATAGTCATACCGCCTACGGTAGTCATTGTTTCCGGCATATCATATACGTTTTTATACCGGAAACGTTGAACCTCTTCATATCTCGTCTGATCTACCAAAAACTTAAAAACATCACTTCCTTTCACCAATTCATAACTACGGATCATTTCATTTATATCTGGAAGAATATTCCCAACCCTTTCCATACTTACATCCAAAGTTACAGGCATTTTTTCCCCTTTATGTACATATAGTTGTTCCGGATAAACCGCTCCGGATAAAGTACGGACATTCAATAACACTTTATCACCATCTGTAAATACGCTACTTGCATACTCCATTGCACCATTACGTGTCACTTTCTCCCGAACCTCACTCAACCATCCTGGAGCCGATGCCTCTTTTTTTGTCTGCAGCCGGCTAAACATCACATAACTTTGTGAATCTTGTAGTCCATTGATAAAGAAAGTAAAGGTACCAGCAGCATTTGTCTGCCAACTTGCTTCTCCAGCACACCATACTCCCCATAAAGCCAACTCACAGAATTTGCCCAGTTTTCGCACTCTTACCTGATAGTTGGCATCCGGAACATATTCCTCTTCCAAAACCGTTTTACCTCCATACTGCACAGAGAAAGTTATGGTAGAATCCGTATCTATAATATAATCCTGCATCGTAGCACAGAACTCTTCTGCTCTAGGTCTTTGAATCACATTCATAATCTCATGTATTTGTTATGTTTATCATTCTCTGGTAACAGATTATAGGTGACCGCTCCACCGTCTCTTGCCTTCTTCATCTCATCAATCCAAACCATAGCATCATCATTCATCCATTCGGATAATAACTTGATATCCTCAATAGATGCAGGATCGCTCTCCATTGCACCACTTGCAGACACATATCCCCTGATTACTCCTGCTGGAATAATTTTCAGTTGCATACGTTTTAGGGCAATACTCATTCCCAATAATGTAACAGCTTTGCAAGCTGCAAAATGCGCTTCATTATTTTCATTCATAGTCAAGAGTGCATTCCACCCGTTTCCATATGCCTTTTTCACATAAAGCAATTGTGCCTCCTTGATGAATGGCAGCAATAACATAAAAGTACGCTCGCTCTTGTCAATAGGAAAATAGGTGTCAAAATCCGCTCCACTGCGTATCAGTAATAGCTGAGACATTTTATAAGTCCGGCCCTCCTTCCATTCCTTAATTTCAGAAGTATTGAGATAACGTATCAAAGCGTCTACTGCTTTATAATAATCTTCCATATGCCGGGCATCATCCCTATCTAATTGCCATTCCCAAGGGAGCTTTTCACTGTTATCTGTAGCGATTTTGAATTTACGCCCATCATCTTCATGACTTAGATCATTTTTTTGGTACATACGTAATGTAGCCAACAAAGCGATAGGCCGTTGTACTTTCTTTATAAGGTCTTGATCTGCATCCTCTTTTGTCTCTTTATACCAGCCTTCCACTTTTTTGTATAGTTCAACACCAATCAATGCGGAAATTTCCTCTGTTGCCAACTCAATATCAGTTATGATTTTATTGAAATCATTATTTGCATAATAATTCCCAGTCAGTTCCCGTAGTTCCCTACTACCATTATCATCCTTATTGAATATCATACTATATCATTTATTTGTTACGCTTTAATAAAGCATCTGCTTTGTATTTATCATCCAGCAACTTCATCATTACGCGGAGTAATAATGTATCATCCGCTTTTTCTATATTTCCAAAAATTCCGGATTCTGCTACGGAAAACAGAATTCCACTCATTCCCAGACTTTGCTCCTTGGGCGTGTTCGCGTCCTGTGTTTCTTTGGTAAAGATGGATTCGAACGAAATCTCTATTCCATCAATAATAAATGTGCCTGTAAGCAAATAGTGACAGAAGAAAGCAAACCATGCATATACTCCCCACTGAACCTGCTTCGGCATCATCCTAATCCTGTTTGAATAGAAATTTATTCGTTCCTGCTTAAATTCTTCCCTGTATTTACCATCAAAATCAGACTTTCCTATTTTTCCTCCTGGACAACGATAAAGAATACCGCATAAGGCTTGCAATAAAGAAGGGTCCTGTGTATCATTGTAGCCATTCATCATCATAACCGCATTACGGAATTCCCCAAATGTCAAATCACTGCCATGAGAAAGCGGACCTTTATATTGTTTCCATTCAGGTAACAGATTCTTTGTACTTGAAAAGATAAGTTCAACCTCTTTCCCCCCTTTACCTTCACTCCACATCCATCCCAGCGTCAACGCTAATTCATCAATCAAAACATAATAATCAATGCTGCTCTTTCTCCGGATGCCACGATTGGAAAGAACAAAACGGCACCACTCTCGTTTCACGTCCATTAAAGTTATTTTAGGGCGTTCAATCAATTTCTGACGCAAGCGAAGCAAGTATAACCACTCTGCAGGAAGAACTTCCTCCCAACAATCCGGAAAATCTATCTGTCTGTTTTTCATAATTACACCTGATTTGCTGCCCGTTTATCTGACGTTACATTATCCTCTTTATTGATAACCTTGCGATACATACCAATAAAAAGACCTTTCTTATGTGGAAAGTTTATTCGGACCGCATCATTCAGGGCCTCCAACGCTATTTCCTCCGGGATTTGTGTATCAGCCCCATAGAAAATCTTTAATGCATATAGCATTTGGCTGCCACTGTCACCTTTGCCGTCGATGATGATGTTGGATAACGCAGGATTCAATCCAAAGCCGCTTGTAGTAGAGCTATCAGCTATCCTTGATATTTCCGCCTGTGCTGCGATGTATTTATCTACGTTCATTTCGATTGGCTCGATTTTCCATGATTGCAGGTTTCCGTCCTGATCCACAAAGTCCACACAAGTGAAGAATTTACCTGCATTCTTTTTACCGGCCATGACATCTGCAATCCTCTTGGTAAGTTCATCCCGCAAACGGTCTATTTCTTCGTATATCTGTGCTTCTCTCCATTCTTCGTGCATGGCACGTATCATTTCTTCTTTCTGCCTCCAATACTCTTCCGGCTCATGAACAATGTATGCAGATGCAATCATATTCTCATTTAGATATTGGATTATTTCCGGAAGGGTATTAGCATCCAATAGCCAGGGAATCGAACCATGAAAACTGGAAATCGCATACATATTGCGCCCAAAACTACGCATACTATGATATTTCACAGCGGTTTCCGTAGCTGAAGGATTCCATTTATCGAAGATGCTATACAACATCATCCTCTTACTGGTATAACTGTCAAAATCCCCAATAAGAAATTGTTTCACATCTTCCAATCTCCGGCTGTCATTCTCCGGCCATACCATCCGGCAATCTGTACTGTGAAGGGCTTCCAAACGGGTTATCCACGGTTTACCGATCCGGATTGATTTGGCTGCATAGTATTTCACAAATACTCCTTTCATGTGATTGTACTCTACAAAAGCATTACGAATATAACTCCGATAATCCCATGTATCAAGCCATTCCTGTATCTCATTATCTATCAACCACTCTTGCACACGTTCGTTGTTGACTACATTCACCCGATAAAGCATCGGACCTTGACCATACATCAAACCTGTTTTGCGATCCAAAATGCCCGGTCCCAGATTATTCTTTTCAAGAATGTCACGTACTGTCTTCGGAAGATTATTATCAATTCCCCAGGGAACAACGCGAACTCCGGCTATTGTCACCGGATCACCATCCCAGTTGGAGGAAGAACCATTAAAAAAACTACTTAGTTCATTGTTACCTAAACTCATATTGATGGCATAGGTACCTACTCCAGCATCAACAAACCGGAAGCCTCCAATTTTCTCCTTTATTTCAGCCATTTCTATTTATATAAATTCTAGTTGTATTTATTATTAATGAGCCACAATATTCTTTCACTATCTCAACTAATTCTGGAATATGTTTTTCTATGATAGAATTAAACCATGGTTTAGGACGTCTCCGCCATTCTCTATCTGTTTTTTTAGTTATGACCCGCGTCCCTCCTTCCATGTTATATCCCTTTCCGACACCTAAATGCACAAATATCCCTTCTTCTCTAAATCTAAATCCAATACTTGTGATTTCTTCACCTCTCTTAGGAGACTTTCCAAAATGTCTATAATTCTGTTTTAGACTTTTTGACAGTTCTTTATCCTCCTCTATGTGAATTCCAATTGATGTTCGAAGCGCACTATCTACTTTTGCTCCCCACGCTCGAATTTTCTTATTGAATAACGCTACAGCTTTTGTATCTTGCTGCCGTTCCCACTGTTGAGTCATTCCTGTATCTCCTTCGATAGTCACATCAAGAGGCCACCTATTATCGGGCATTCGATTATATTTAACCTTTCTATTTTGCTTTTCTTCATACAATCTTTTATTCAATCCCATATATCTTAAACTTTATATGCAAAATTACGTCTGAGTTCGACCTTAAAAAAGGACACAAAAAAGTCCCGACTGTAAATACAATCGGGACTTTTTGTGACTATTTCAAACTCAAAATTTGAAATAGTCATTTAGCAGGAATCAAATTTCTTTCTATATATATTTCCTCGTTTAAATCTCCATTTTTCAGAGATTTACCATCTTTGCTACTATATTTCAGTTTTTTATCTCCGTATCTAATCACATCAGGTGTCATGCCTGTCTCTGATTCAATTTCATCAATGACTAAAAATAATTCGCGTAGGTCTTTTAAACCTGAAAGGAAATAATGTATCTCACTGTCTTTCATCTGAATCTCTTTTCTCGTTTACAACTATTCTTTGGTCATTCAAAGCTAAATCCAATTGATTACGAAGTTCTATTAGTTCTTCCCTAGCACAAGTGCATATATATTTAGAATATAAAGCAATAGTATATTCTTCCATGCACTTTATACCACCTGAATAACTACAGCTTTTTATAATTTTAAATATCGGATTACTCATAGTTTAACTCCTTTCTCTCCATTAGATTGGAGTGCATTTTGCAAACAAGCTATTAATTCAACAACTTCTTCAGCTGTCAATTCACACAATTCATAGTTACCTAGATAACTGATATTATAGTTATATTCTCCTGATTCAGTATCAGTATGTTTACGTTCACTTGTCACAAAGATGTTTTTATTAGTTATAGATTTATCCCGTTTCATAATGTACCTCCTTTCATCATTGAAGCATTGATACGTATATTCACACGGCTATTACCTACGATGAAATTCATTTCACCGTTTTCATCTTTACTCGTCCAGACTTTATCGTGTCCGGAAGTAATTAAATCACTAATTTCGTTGAAAAATTCTTTGACTTTCTTTGCCTCTACACATTTGGTGAGGACTTTCTTTTCTTTTTTCATGTTGATGAACTGTTTGACTATTAGGCAGAAAAAAACGGCTGCCATTTCCCGTGTCGTCAAACAGTTCATCAATTAACTCCAGAGAGCAAAAGAAGAATGGGAAAGGCAACCGCCATTTCATATGTATCATTTTCCGAGTATCAGAAAAATGATAAGTAAGGGCATAAAAAAAGCCCTCGAATTTCGTGAGCATTATCCGTTGCTCAATCCGGTATCATTAAGTGATAAACTGTTTGACTCTGCAAATATGCGGATAAAATTTGAGAGTGCAAAAGAAAAGTAGCATTTTTAGTGTCACTTTTCTTTTAAATGTCGATGTATTCACCAGTCATTATTTGTGTCAAGTATCTGACTTTTACCAGAAGTTGCATCCGATAATGAGACTATCATTGCCATATACTCCCTTTCACATTTCAGTTTTAAGTCCGGCCACGTCTTAGTCCATCGTTTATCCTGCATACCCTTTTCTTTATACTTTTCTCTATCAGTTATAAGTCCAAAACTCCATGTCTTTTTCCACTCCAAATCACTCGTCTCATGATTAAAATCCCCCATTGTTACTTTATATCGTCCATCTCTTACTTGAATCTTCAA